AAAGATTTTTTATTAGGAAGGCTTGCTGATTTAATTATTTCATTAACATATTTTTCCGCAGTTTCCATAGTAGTTATTTTACCACCTGAATATTTTATTATTTCCCTCGATAATTTTTCAACCACTTGTTTTGTTGGTTTGTAATTTAACCAAGGTATTAAAGATTTATTTGCAAATATATCATAATTGGAGCCTAAAAAATTTTTAAATTTATCTCCAAAGACACCTTTAAATTCTATGAATTCATCTGGTTTCATCCTAGTTCCAATGTAACTAAACATTTCTTCCCATTTATTTCTAATGGTTTTCATCTGACCAAAAACATTTTTAATACTATCTGTATCAGCACCAAGTGATTTTAATTTTTTATATAATTCTTGTGAAAGTTTTTTATCCATACTACCAAAAGCTACAACTTTATTTGCACTAAAAGTGGGCGTACCACCAGATAAAAGAACATCATTTAATTGATTTAATAATTTTGTTCTGTCGTTTTTAGCTGATGAATTAAGAGATGTTTTTACATAAGGAAATAATTTATCTATTTCTTTTGTAATTTCTCTTTGTGTTTGTTTGGCTAAAGCTATATCCTCTGATTTTAAACCTTCTATTCTTCTCTCTACTTTAAAAAATTCAGGATCTTTTTGACTTCTTGCTCTAAGTTTCCCTGCAAATTTATCTAAAAACTTATCCATAGCATCATCGCTTCTAGTTAAATTTTTGTTTCTATTAACTAGTTTTCCAATCGCTGCTCCTGTGCCACCAATAACTCCAGAAAATAAAGCACCTTCTGTTCCAAACTTAACACGATTTAATACTTCTCTACCCGGATCATAATCCTCTGTTCTATCTAATTCAGTAGGGCCACCTAACAGATCACCAAAAGTTCCTACCTTATTTACGTCTGCCACAAACACACCTTCTGCTGCACCAGCTCCAATTGATGCTAAACCATATTTAGCAATTTTTTCTTTTTTATTAAACTTGGTAGCTAAAAGTCTTTTATTTCTTAACTCTAACGGAGGTAAACCTATTAACTTCTTATCCTTGCGTAATTGAAAATATTTATTTTTTTTCTTTCCTTTAATTGCAGCGTTAGCGAGTTGAGCACCTTTGGTAAAAGCAATACCACCAGGTACACCTATGTTAACTAATGTTTCAGTTATTTTACCTGCTGTAGTTGCTTCTGCTGCTTCATCAAAAGGATTTATTTGATCAAAGAAAGCCTCTACTTTTGCAGCGTTATTGGTTCCCGCACCGAGGTCAATAAGGCTTGCTCCTAAAGATATAACACCTTCAGGTATTTTAAAAAAGCCAGATGCAATTCCTGCTAAAATGGATTGTATAGTTCCAACTTTATTTTCTGGTTCTTCAAATCCTTGGACTTTTAGGTCAACCATTTAAAACTCCTTAAAGTTTTTTTTTATTCATACTAGCTTCTGAATAAGAATCAAATGATTTAATTGTTCCATCAGAATATCCAACTTTATATTTACTGTCTTTAGGATCAAAATAAATTGTACCTGGATTTATTTGAATTGACGGTACTAAAGGATTATCTTTGCTTACTACTTTTCCAGTGTCTTTTGGATTGTATCTAATTAATACCACATCAGGATTTAATTGTCCTGCAACAATACCTGCTGACATACCTGAAGAATATGCTTTTGCATCTGGTTCTATACTTTCAAAAACAATTTTATCAGCGTTAGCTTTAAGTGTAATAGCATTTGGTGCTTTTTGAGTTCCTGAATCAAATACATATCCTGCTAATTCTTTATCAGTTGCATTGGGAAATATATCTTTTAAAGCTTCTAAGTTTTTAATTTGAGGTGTATCAGCATTATCTGTAATATATTTTGAAAGAGCAGCCTCTCTTGCTTTTTGTTTTACAGCAGTATCGTCTCCTGCTTTTCCTGCTTCAGAAATAGCTCCACCATAATCTTCTTCTAAAAGTTTAGGAGCAGCAGCAGTTAACATTTTGAATATTTTATCTTTAGTAGCACTATCTCCTAACATTACTTTTTCAAAAGCTTTAGCATCTGCATTTATAATGTCTTCCATAGCATCAACATCTACTCCTTTATTAGTATCTTGTACTTCAGGAGGATCTTTCTTCTCATCCATAGTTACTGTCTTATCTCCTTGTTGATTACTTTCCGATTGATCTATTTCAGGAGCTTCAGGAAGTTCTGTGGTTGTATATAATGGTGCAATTTTTTCTAAAATAGTAGGTCCTTTATCTTCTTTTTTAATTGATTTAAATTGATCAAAAGTTTGTTCACCATATATAGGACTAAAGTAAGGTGCGTTTGGTTCTCCACCAAAAAGAAGTTTTCCATAATTAAAGATATCCGAAATAGGATTAAAGATAGGAGATGCAGCAACATTAATTCCATATTGCAAAGGTTGTCCTATATATTTATTAAAAGGAGATGCTTTATAACCTACACCTCCTCCTGTGGGTTGTGTTGTTTGTTCTTCAGATTGTGATCCTGCAACAACTAAATCTCCTTCTGCATAATTTTGTCTTGGCATTAATCCAGACGTGATCCCTGTTCCACGGCTATCGACCTTACCACCACGCCTAAACATAGGTCTATTTAAAGTTCTACTCATTAACCAAACAATCCTAACTGACCACCAATACCTGCAAGACCTGCACCCATTCCAAGAATTTGAGATAGTGGGCTAGGAGGAGGTGTTGATGTTGTAGAGTAACCTGCTTGTGCTGGATATCCACCTATTAATCCTGTTAATTGTTGACCAACAAATCCTAAGTTTTGTTGATCGGCAAATGCTGCTTCTCTATCTGCTGCCGCTTGTGCATCGATAATAGCTTGTGCCTGTGCTTGTTGCTGTTGACCTAATTGACCAACACCAGAAATTTGTTGTTGTGCTAATTGTGGAGCTAGTTGAGCTAGTCCTTGTTGTTGTGTAGATAATGCTTGTTGATTAGCAAAAGCTTGTTGTGCTGCTTGTTGTGCTTGTGTAAATCCTTGTTGTCTTAATTGTGCTTCTAGTTGTGCTTTATTAAAAGCAGTAACAGCATCAAACTCACCTTCTTGAGCACCTTGTCTACCACCACCAAAAGCACCAAACTGAAATGCTTGATCACCAATTGCTGATCTTTGTGCTGCTCTTTCTCGTTCCAAAGCAGCAAGAGAAGCATCAATAACTTCTTGTTGATAGGGTGACATAAAATCTTGAAAAGCTTGAGGACCTGTTAAAGTTTGAGCAGCAGTAGCATCGGTTGCTGCTTGATTTAAGAACGGTTCAAAAGAACCTAGACCACCTGCTAAAGTTCTAGCTTGTTGTTGTAAAGCTGTTTCGTCTGCTACAGTAGGTTGATAAGAACGTGTATCAATAGGTGTTCCTAATTGTTTTGTTAATTTATCTACAAGTACCTCACCACCAGCTTCTATAAAGGGGGCAGGTCTTGTTATTGTTGTATCTACCATTATACTTTACTCTCTAATTGATTCATTAATTGATACATTCTTTGTGCTCCTTTATTAACACTACCACCACCAGCAGCTCTAACGGCATCAGCCGTCATAACGAATTCATTTTTTGATAATCTTGCGGGGACATCATCAGCTTTCTCTTTAGACCCCACAGGTATAAAGCCACCGCCCCTATAGTCCATTTCCATAGAAGGCATACCACCCATTTTTAAATTTGCAAGTCCACCTTTTTTAGCACCAAAATATTGTCCTGATTCTCCACCCATCATTCTGTTATATATTTCCATAATTTCACTTGGTGACATTTGAGAAGTATTAACTCCCATTTGTATTAATTGTTGTTGCATTTTACCTAAACCACCACCAGCATTGTCTGCAACTTGCATTTCATTGGGATCTAATAAACTTTTTACTCCTCCTGCAAAACTTCTATCGTCTTCATCTTCTAATTCACCCGGTAAATCTATTAAAGTATCAGCAGGATTTCCAGACTCAGTAGGTTTAGGATCAAGCATAGACATAAGTAATCTAGGAGGTATTTCTTCTTCTATAGATTCTTGTGTTAACATATCTATTATAGATTGACTAGTAGGGTCACCACCAAGAGCTAATCCTACACGACCACCTTTATTATAACTTGGTCTATTGGCCACATAATCATCTATTTGTTGTTGTGAATATCCTGCGTTGGCAAGATAACTTCTTAAATAACCTAAGTATTCAGCCGTATTGTATCCATCTTCTGAATTTTGATAAGCGTCTTGTGCAGCTTTTGCAGCATCGTAAATATCAAATCCTGCTCCCGCTGCTGCTTGTGTTCCTGCAGCTTTACCAACATCAAGTATTGATCCAAGTATTTTACCTTCTTCACCAGAAACACTTGGATTTAAAAAATCTCCAGCTTTAGCTGTAATCTCTTTACCTTCTGTACCTACTTTTTGTAAAAATGTTTTATCTGCTGTTGGAGGGCCTTGTTTAATATCTGCAGAAGTTGGAAGAGCTTTAAATATTCCAGATAATGCAGCTTTTCTTAAATCTGTTTTACCTTCATTAACAGCACTGTCTGCAAATAGATTAGCTAAATATCCTCTACCAAAATTACTCATGATTCCAGGGAGACCAAGTGCTGCACTACCAGGAACTAAAATAGATGCTAAAGGTCCTATAAAAGGTTTAATCTCATTAGGTACAATTCTTGAAATAACTTTGTTAACAGGTTTAAATACGTCTGATACTACGTCTTCTGCTTTTTTAAATACTTTACCCATTAGGCGTAGTGTCCTTTTGTGTAGCGAATAGCCATTCTTTTAATTGTTTCATTGTCTGACATTCTTAACCATTTCACAGGTTTATTATATCCTAATAATTTAGTAAAGTATTCTTTACTCCACTTCATTACCTTCTTAATATTGCCACAACATATAGTATCTATATGCCAAGCTATCGTTCCACTGTTATAATCTTGAGGGTCTAAATCTGCTGTTTTCATAAATTTTTGTTCTGTTTCTTCATTTAAAAAAGCCCAATTGGTAAAAGCAATTGGTAAATTATTTTCATAATGCACCTTGTATTGTCCTAATATAATGGATGGTAAAATATGTTGGAGCACGTCCTCGTACGTGTGGTCTTGATAGCGAGGAAAAGATTTATATAAACCACAAATCATGGCCATATCCCTTATTTTATCTGCATCTATCATAAACACATTACTTTTTTTTGCTTCAAAAATCAACTATTCATCCTCAGATTTAGATATAACATCAGGCATTTTAGCGACCTTTATATTAACACTTCTAGAAATATCTTCTTGTTTTGTGTCTGTACTTGGGTCGTTAACATCGTCTTCTGCTTCTTTATCTGATGAATATTCTTTGTTAGTTTTAAGGTTTTTAACTGTTACTTCTGTTTCAATATCAATTTTTTCTATAACTACACCATTGACTATTGTATCTACTTTACCTTTTTCTACAAATGATACCATTTTACCTCCTACGTTGTTCTTGTCATTTCTAGTACAGATAATATGACATGAAGTCTATTAGCTGTAGCTGCCGTGACTTTGATTATTTCTGTTTCTTCTACAACCAAAGGCTGTGAAAGAAGTTCTTTAGTTGCTTTTGCATCAACTGCTTCTTCTTTGTAAACACTAAAAACATTACTACCATTAGTTATAGTAACTGTAAGAGTATCCGCACTAGCAGAATCATTTGATACAATAATTGATTTAATTATACCTGTAGTCTCAGAGGGCACTGTATAAAGAGTTGTTATATCAGTACTAGTTAAATCTACTTTTTTGTTTAAATAATTATTGGCCATTAACTAAAGAAGAAAGCAAAACGCTCTTCTTCCTCTCTTAAATTTTGTTGATATGTTGTATTGAGTTCTTCAATCAATGCTGCAATACCTCTGTTAATTTGTCTTTGATTAGATACTTCATAGTTATCTTTAGGTTCCGGTATTCTTACTACTATTCTAGCCATTATCTCATTCCATCTGGTTTAACATCAAGAGTTAGCGTTCCATATCTCCACTCTTGATTAATATCTGTATTCGCAACTTTAACATTAACATAACGACCCCTTGCTCTTGTATCAACTTTATCTGTACTTGAGTTTATAATAAAAGGACTATGAGTAGAACTAATACCTGTTTCCGAAGGATATCTTTTGACAGCTAGTGTTACTGTGGCATTACCTTCTAAATCTTTAAAATCAGGTATGAAACGACTAACAGATACAAATTTTTCTCCAACACCTGTTTGACTTTGTAAATCAAAATCATAAGACTGTATGTTTGATTGTATAGTAGTAACACTTCCGTCTTCATTCACTTGATCTGTTCCTATTTCGTGTTCAAAGTATATTGTCTTACCTAATCCATCTTCACCTAAAATAACAGGAAATGTTCCTGTGCCGGTATCATCAAATTTTGTTG